TTATGCACCCGGACCACTCAGTGACACTGCAGTATTCCCTACTGAATCGTATAATAATGACTGTGCAACTATACGCGGACGAATTGATATCCCACAGAAAATCGCAAGAAGCACCCAATACATCAAACCACAGTTTTTGAGCTTTGCCCATGAATTTGTGTCCCGAATATTAAAGAACATCCCTGACCGTTTAGGACAGCCGTACTCTAGTGACTATGTCATTGAGAAACAGAACAAACCCAGACAGCGTGAACGCAATTCCCAAGGAATGTTCCATGTCATTGACAAGTTTGTTGTACGAGCCTTCCAGAAACGCGAAGCATATAACGGACCAAATTATCCCCGCAACATTAGCAATGTTCCGGGCTATCATAATACGCGCTTGTCAGGCTTCACATATGCATTTAAGGATGCTGTGTTGAAGTTGCACGACTGGTATCAACCATGTCGCACTCCTGAAGAGATTGCTGCTAATGTACATGCATTAGCCCTTAAGCATGACTCTTTGGTCGAGACTGATTATAGCAAGTTTGATGGCACCGTAACAAGATGGATACGTGAGAACGTTGAATTCCCCTGCTACTTGCGATGGGTCGCCCCAGAGCATCGAGACGAATTACACAAATTGCTAATATCTGAGTTGGATGCACCTGGACTCACTAATACCATTGCGTATAAGCCAGGTTGCAGCCGCCTCAGCGGTTCACCGCTCACAACAGACGGTAACACTATCTGCAATGCATTCGTCTCCTACTGTACGGCACGATCTATGAAATTCACAGAAGAAGAAGCCTTCCGTGACATTGGATTATGCTATGGTGATGATGGTCTTCGAGGGGGAAACGTCACGAATAATAAGCTAAGGAAAATTGCATCTCGCCTAGGCTTTGATTTACGTGTATGTAACCGAGCAACACCCGGTACCCCCGTTTCATTCTTATCCCGAGTATTTGCTGATCCATGGACTTCACCAGCGTCCATCCAGAGCCCGTTGAGAACCCTTTTGAAAATCCACACCACAGTGGATCGCAATGCCAAGTTGCCCGTGGTTGGCGCAGCCAAAACCACCGCATACTTGGTTACTGATAGTCGCACCCCCTTTATTGGTGATTGGTGCCGTGCCTATCAGAAAGCCGCAAAAGCTCAACCGGTTGCCGATTATAAAGATCTAGATGATATACCGTATTGGGTTACTGACCCTGAAAGCCTGACACACCCGTGGCCACAAGATGATCCAGAGAATTATATGGACATCGTGGCCGCGGAATTGGGCATTTCAGCATCTGAGCTAGCTGATCATATCAAGCTGCTTAATGATTATAGTGGTGACGTAGATGGTATTCCAGTACTACAGACCACTATAGACCAGACCCCGAAACTGGCTGTTGTATTGGATGGTGAGATCCACGCTGGCCCTAATCGTGCAAACGAAGTTACAAATCATGGAAAATCAAGACAGGACAACCCCAGTGCCAAACACCGCGGAAGTGGTGTTGTCGAGCGAAAAGATCGTGCTCGACCATCTGATGCTAGTGCCACATCTCGTATTAGCGCTAAACCAAATTATCCTAGAGGAAGTACCAGACCTCACAAGGATAGCAAAGAACGAACTACAGCAGTTGGTTCTGAGCACCGAAGCGCTGACCAAGCGAATTCACCAAAACGTGAAACGCATGGTAAGAGAAGTCGTCAAAGCGGAAGAGGAAGAGGCAAGAATCCGACTGCTGGTGGAAGCAGCGGAACTACAACTAGCGGAGTTCAGTAGTAAATACACAAGGACCCCTGAGACCGAAGAATCGGAACCTCTTAGGTATGATTAAGAACAATACAAGAACCGTCGAGCTAAGGACGTTAAAGTAGTCGCC